AAAGATAAGAAATCCGGAAGGCAAGTTACTTTCTCCGAAGAAAATATCGCTCAGGCTGAAAGTGATAAACAAGATGCTTTGGACGCTTTAGATCAAGAGATAGCTACTCGTGAAGCGACTTTTAATGTATGGGTAGAACAAATATCCTCTATGGGGTTAAGACAGCTAAAGGAGGCTTTACAAACAGCCCAAGACACGCTGAAAAAAGAAGGTGGCAAGCTGGATGATAAAGAAAAAGCTACTCTTCGTGCGCAAATTAAAACCCTGGAGAAAAAAGTAGAGGTTGCTGAGGCAAAAGACGCAAGCATTTCATCTGCTGAAAAAAACAAAAAGAAGTGGAGCGATACCCTAAAGGTGATGAATGAGGTAGATGATACTGTTAATAATATCATTTCAGACTTTGACGGGATGGATGATGCAACCAAAGCTGCTTTGTCTGCTGCTACCAATATCGCAGGAGGTATAATTTCTATGATAACGGGTATTCAAGCGTTGGCGGTTACTGGTGCAGAAGCTATCAAAGGAGTAGAAAGAGCTTCGGTTATCCTTTCCATAGTCGGTACAGCCGTTTCCCTTATCACTTCATTGTTTGGGTTGTCCTCTAAGGCTGAAAAGGAACACCAAGAGGCACTTAAAGAAGTAGCCGAGAACAAACTGGAAATGCAACGCCAGTACAACTTATTGCTCATGGAGCAAAATTTACTTTTGGAGGAAGCAACATCTATTTTTGGTACAGATCAAATAGAAAAAGCTATCAATGCAATAGAGGTATATCGTGATGCGATAGCTGAATATAAAGAAGTCCTAAAGGGGGATAAACCAACTTATCAGTTTCAGTTTAACCCTAAAGGGAACTGGGGGCTTGATGAATACAATGCAAAATTAAATGCGTACAATCAGGGTATAGGTGCGCTTAATGATATAACCATAAAAACGGGAAGTTACACTACTGGAGCTTGGTTTTGGAAAAAGCAGCATGATATTTATACTTCGGTACTCCAGGTTTACCCGGATTTAATAGATGGTGAAAAAAATCTGAACAAAGAAAGAGCGCAAGCCATTCTTGACACTCAAACAATGAGCGATGAGAATCGGAATTTGTTGCAAAACCTTATAGACCTTCAAGAACAAGCGGAAGAAGCCCAACAAGCACTAAGAGATTACTTAGAGGGTACTTTTGGCTCTTTAGGTGATAGTATAATGGATAGTATCACTGAGGCTATTGAAAATGACGGTGTAGATGCGTGGGAAAAGTTTGGAGAAAAAGGATCTTCTGTATTGGAAGATTTGGGTAAACAGATTGCCTACTCTTTATTCTTCTCTGATAAGTTCAAAAGACTACAAGCGGATCTGGAGAAAATCTATGGATCCGGCAAAACAGAAGAAGAAATAGCTAAGGAAGCAAGGGATTTGGTTTCCTCTTTCTATCAAGGTATCGGTACGGATATGAATAATGCCCAACAATGGATGGAGCATTGGAAAGAAGAAGCAAACAAACAAGGCTTTCACCTTTGGGAAACAGAGAATCGTGAGGTTTCCAGCAATAACGGCATAGCAGCAAGCCAGGACAGCGTAAACGAGCTGAACGGAAGGACAACTGCAATTCAAGGGCATACCTATTCTATAAATGAAGGTATTAAATCATTGGTTAGCCATTGTGCCAAATTTCTTGAGGTATTAACTGGTATCAGAGAAAATACAAGCTATTGCAAGAATCTGGAATCTATCAATTCCAATATAAAGGAAATGAAAGAAAGCATAGGTAACATGAATGATAAAGGTGTAATAATGAGGAAATGAAAAATAACTTATACATAGACGGTACGGACGCTTTTACTCGGTTCGGGGTTTTTATTGCTGAGGGTGGGCATAACGAAGTTGTTGCTTTCCCGGCATTAAAAGCACCAGAAGTTTCTAATGATTGGGCTGAGTATGACGGTATCGAAGTGGATTTGTCGGATCCTAAACTTGATACTAAAGAACTTGAAATAAAGTTCAACGCAGTAGGTATGTATCAGACTGGAGATTTCATTTCTCTGTTGTCCGATGGAGCTTACCATACCTTTGAGTTTAAAAGAATCGGATATAATTGTAAACTCCGATTGGTTTCAGAGGTAAATGTAGCTCTGTATATCGGTGCTAAAAGTTTCTCGTTAAAATTCGCAGATGATTTCCCTTTGAGAGATTATAAATATACGGCTCCTTTATCGACAACCAATATACCTACGCAGGGGTATGAAATAGACGGGATAGATTTCTCCGTTTACGGTATTCGTGTATTGGAAGGAAGCGAGGCACAAATACTTAAAGCTCCAGCAGTGAAGAAAAATATGTTACGTAACCTTTCTACCCAAAATGGGGCTATTTATGATGGCAAACAAGTAGTGTACCAACATAAAGAAGTTGCCTTGAATTGTTGCTTAATCGCTAAGAATCTAACGGAGTTCTGGAGAAATTACAATGCTTTCCTTCACGATCTGATAAAGGTTGTGGAAATAGACGAAGGCGAAGGCGTGAAGGTACAAACGGCTGAAAGATCCTTGTTCGTTGAAAGCACTTACGAGGAATACCCATGTTACTACAAAAGCTCAAAAGTAAGTCTGTTTTCCCCTGACGATCAAGTTTGGTGCGCTTTTACCTTAACGTTGGTATTTACTGCCTTTAGAGTTGGAGGGGATGAATATTTACTTGCTTCTGAGGCTGGAGAATTGATAGTTACAGAAGATGGTGAGTTTTATATAGATTTGAAAAGCTATGGCTATTAAAAAGAAGAAAATAAGCGAGCTGACACTTTCGGATAACCTGAAAGGATTGTACACTATTGGAGTTAAATTAATCAATGGGGTACAAACCAGCGTAAAAGTAAGTTTGGAATACATTCAAACGGCATACGAGAACGCTGTAAAAGCAACCAACAGTGCAAATGAAGCTGCCAAGTCTGCTAACAATGCTGCTTCAAGTGCTAACACTGCAACCTCAAACGCAAATAAAGCTACTGAGGCAGCGAAAACGGCTACCAATAATGCTAATGAGGCTACCCAACAGGCTAAAACTGCTACTTCCAACGCAAACTTGGCTACTCAAAAAGCGAATACAGCAGCTACCAATGCGGATAATGCACGAAAAGGATTGGAAGAGATAAAAAGTGCAACTGAAAGTGCTACAGCCAATGCCAACAAAGCAGCTACTAATGCGAATGAGAAAGCACACAAGGCAGAAACAGCAGCTAACAATGCAAATACTCAGGCAAATAGGGCAAAAGAACAAGCGGATAATCCCCCGAAAATGGGTGAAAATGGCAACTGGTGGAAATGGGATGAAACGCAAAAGAAGTATGTAGATACCGGGATCTTGGCAAAAGGCGGTATTCTCTATCCTACTTTTACGATTGATCCCGATACAATGGAACTGATCATGTATTATCAGGATGATATAGCTGCTGATATGTTTGATATTGACAATGAAGGATTTTTAATTTTTAACCCCAAGTGATATGGCAGAAGGAAACATAAGATTAGGAAAGGTTGCTTTCGTGGATAAGGGAACTTATTCAGCAGCTACCACATATAATACATTTGATTTCATTACTACGGATGATAGTTGCTATCTCTGTATCAAGGACGGGAACAAAGGACACGCTTTAACCGAAACTACTTGGTGGAAATGTATAGCTCGTGGAACAACCGCCACAGCAGCAGCTAAAAAGGCTGAGGACGCTGCTAAACTGGCTAATGAAAAAGCTACAGCAGCCGATAGCGCAGCAGGTAAGGCAGTAGAGGCTACCAACAATGCCAACGCAAAAGCTAATGAAGCTCACGAAAAGGCAGAAGAAGCCAATACTGCTAAAGATAATGCAAATGAAGCTACTGGCGATGCAAGGGTAGTTATCGCAAGGCTGGAGGAACTGGAAGAATCGCTAATCTCAAAATACAAGCTGATCCCTACTTCCATGAAGCTAAACTACCCGAAAAAAGTTACTTACAGGAATACCCAGCCTTTCAAAGTTGAGGTAGAATTACTTCCCGTAGATACTGGTAGGAATGTATTGTTTCTCGGTGATGATCGGGCGGTGTCTATCACTCCTGATGGCGTATTTATGATTAACGGTGTAGGGATGAGTAAAATTCACGTTATCCCAACGGAAAATACGGGTATTTATCAAACTATACAGATTGAAGTACAGGAGCCAGGAATAAGGCTTACTTCTGGTAAGGGTATGCGTTTATCCGGCTCTGGTGGTATCATATTAACTTAGTAAATTTTATTGTTTAACTTCTTAACACTATAAAATATGGCACTTACAGCAGAAGAGGAAGCTAAAGTAAAAAAGATTATTACAGCTTACGACAATGGCAAAAGATTAAATGAATTACCAGTAGCAGACAGCAGTAACCCTTTCGACCTCACAACTGAGGTATTGGATAAAAGCGGAGAAAGCAAACAAGCTGGTCTGGCTGCTATGCTACCTTATGCAGAGGATCAATGTAGTTATGGCGTAGAATTAGATGTAACAGTATCTTCTTCGGTTCTTACCCGTACTGGCAATATGACACTGCATAAAACATTGCCAATTCAAAGCAAGATGAAAGGGTGTTTGCTATCAGATGAAGGCAAGGTTATTGAATACCTAAACCCTACCAACTGGAAAGCGCATAAAAGGGATGGTTCCAATGGTATGGTTATGGTGGAAATCCCTGCTCACTGGAGAAGATTTTATACCAATGGAAACAAAAGAGGTGTACGAATCAGTGAATACCCAATACCTGGTTATCATTTCGTAAAGAAATGCTATATCTCGGCTTATGAGGCAACAATCCAACGTAGCACTGGTAAACTGGCTTCTGTAGTAAATACTTCGACTGATTACAGAGGTGGTAATAACCAAGCAGATTGGGATGCTTTGCCTAAATCCCAATTAGGCAAGCCAGCTACATCTACGAGTAGAACAAACTTTCGTGCTGCTGCTCGTAAAAGGGGAGCTGGTACGCAATGGAACTGCATGGACTATAACGCTTATATCACTTTGGCATGGCTCTATTACATAGAGTATGGAAACCTTAACTGCCAGTTGGCTTTCAATGCCCAGAAAGATAGCAACGGTTATGCTCAGGGTGGTTTGGGTAATGGTGTAACCACATGGGATGGTACAAAGTGGAACAACTTTAATGGTTATAATCCTATCATTCCTTGTGGTACGAGTGATGAATTGGGAAATGCTTCAGGTGAAGTAGCTTACACTTTAGAGAAAGCAGAAGGAGAAAGCAGCAAAGTATTTACCGTACCTCGCTATCGTGGTATTGAAAATCCCTTCGGGCACGTCTGGAAGTGGACGGATGGAGTAAATATAGAAGTGAAAACCAATTCAGACGGAGGAACTTCTAAAGTGTATGTTTGCGATGATCCTTCTAAATACAACGATAGTAACTACACAGGCTATACGCTTAGAGGATTGGCAGCACGTGCAGAAGGTTATGCAAAAGAAAGGATTTTCGGTGAATTTGGCGATTTGATTGCTTCTGTAGTCGGAGGTGGATCTACTACCTATTGGTGTGATTACTTCTATACCAATATAGGATCTAACGCTCTTAGGGGTGTCCTTTTCGGCGGTGATACGAGTCGTGGCGATCGTGCGGGCTTCGGTTGTGCGCTTACGGATAACGCCCCCTCGAATGCGTCTGCGGTTGTCGGCTCTCGGCTTTGTTTTATTCCTGAATCGTGAAACGAGCCTGGTTTAGACTGCAAAACCTAAATGGTTAATAAACAAATAAATATAGGTTGGTTGCTGGTGGGTGTCCTTTTCAGCGGTAATACGAATAATGGCGATCATGCAGGCTTCGGTTATGCGAATACGAATAACACCCCCTCGAATACGAATGCGAATGTCAGCTCTCAGCTATGATTTTTCAAAATAAACTCAACATACGAAGCAACGACCTTACCTATTGGTAGAAGATAACATAACTCATAAAGGTGCTGGTAGGGAAACCGAAGGCTCTGAGTACGAAAAACAAAGAATATGAAGAGATTAAGTAATTTATACGAGCAAATTATTTCACTTGACAACTTGCACCTGGCTGATGAAAAAGCCAGAAAAGGCAAGTTGCGTTCTTATGGTGTCAAACGACACGATAGGAATAGGGAAGCAAACATACTGGCTCTTCACGAATCTTTGAAAAACAAGACTTTTGTAAATTCTAAATATGAGGTATTTATAATCAGAGATCCCAAAGAACGGCTTATTTACCGTTTACCTTATTATCCTGATAGGATCTTGCACCATGCCATTATGAATATTCTGGAGCCTATATGGGTGTCCTTATTTACAGAAGATACCTATTCTTGCATTAAGGATCGTGGTATTCATAAAGCAGCAGATAAAGTAAAGAAGGCTTTGAAAGAAGATCCAGAACACACTACTTACTGCTTGAAAATGGATATAGTGAAGTTCTATCCAAGTATAGACCATGATATTTTGAAAACAATATTACGGAAGAAAATCAAAGATAAAGATCTGCTTTGGTTGCTTGACGTGATTATAGACAGTGCCGATGGCGTACCCATAGGGAACTATCTAAGTCAGTATTTTGCTAATATTTATCTGGCTTACTTCGATCACTGGATAAAGGAGGTTAAGAAGGTAAGATATTACTTTAGGTATGCAGATGATATTGTGATTTTAGGCGATGATCCTAAACAGCTTCACAAACTCCGTATAGAGATTGAAGAATATCTGCATGACAATTTAAAGCTATCACTTCGTAAAGTGGATTCTAAAACTGGAAAAAAGAAATGGAAGTTTCAAGTATTCAAAATTGATAGCCATAGAGGTATTGATTTTGTCGGGTATGTCTTTTACCATACCCATACCCTTATTCGGAAGGGAATCAAAAAGAACCTATGTAGGAAGGCAGCCAAGCTGAATAAGAAAAAGCACATTTCCGATATGGAATACAAGCAAGTTATTTGCAGTTGGTTTGGCTGGGCTAAATACAGTAATTCTAAGCATCTATTAAAAACAATAATTAAAAAGCAAGTATATGATACACTACGATTTTAAGCCTTCTAAGTTAGAGGCTAACGGGAATGGTTCTTACACATACCGTTGGGATATTCAGGAAGTTCAAGTAGAAAACCATTTTGGAGAAGCTGGAGATAATGGGCAAACTACAAAATGGACTTGTAACGAAGTTGTTGTTTGGGGAATGGTTACAAATGATAAGCTAAAAAAGGCAGTTATTACCCATTTGTGGGATTCGGATAAAGAAGCCAAAATTATCAATGATTATAACGCTGCCCAGCTCGGTATTCTTACTGAAAAATCAGCTACCGATGATTACAAGGAATATTTGCAAAAGAGAAAAGCTATCAAAGAAATGATAGATAACGATTGTAAGGAACTTAATATTATATTGTGATGAAAAAGTTTAGTGAGTTAGGTGTAACCGTACAAGATGAACGTAAAATGTTCAACTGTAGCCAGGTTTCTATTTCGGACGTGCTGAACTGTGAGATCATTGTAGAAGATTTCATTCCAGATGTAAAGACTTCGCACGATGAAGGAAGATACCTTGTGAAATTTAAACATAGCAATGGTGCGGATGGTAAGTTTTTCACAAACGCAGCTTCTTTAAAGAAAACTTTGGATCAGATCCCCAAAGACGCTTTCCCTTTCAGCACTACGATTAAAGGGATGAAATGCGGAAATGGTAAGATCTATCAATTCACTTAGTAAACATGAAAATACATTTCAACAACAAGGAGATTGATATTCTGGTAGATACAAGCAGCTACCGATATACGGCTTTACAGAATGTAGGTACTCTTTATCTGTACTTTGCCAGTGAAGAGTTCATAAACATTCCCGTAGGAGCTTATTGTATCTACAAGAATATCACTTACTACCTTATGGATCCTGACGACTTCAAGAAGAAAAGCAGTCGGAATTTTGAATATACTCTTGTAATGTATGACATAGGCGCAATATTGAGTAAATACAAATGCCGGGATATTGTTTCTAAGCGTTTGAAGTTCGATTACACTGCAAAGCCTCACGAGCATCTACAGTTGATTGTAGATAATCTCAACATGAGAGATAGCGGTTGGAAAGTTGGCGAATGTATTGAAGCAGAAGAAAAGACTATTAACTACAACCATATCTTTTGTAGTGAAGCTTTGCCTACTATTGCCGATACCTTTAAGACGGAGTATGAAATAGATCCGGCTATCAAAACAATACACTTGCGTAAAGTTGAATATAACAAGGGTGAACCTTTGCCTCTTGAATATGGGAAAGATAAAGGTTTTGTTCCAGGTTTAGGACGCTCCAACAAGGACGGAAATAGACCAGTTACCATATTGTACGTTCAAGGTGGGGAGCAGAATATAGACTTTAGCAAATATGGATCTAAGGAATTGCTTTTGCCCAAAAATCAAAGATTGGAGTATGAAGGGCGTGCTTACGTTTCGGATGCGGAAGGCTTGTATATAAAACGGGCTGATACAACCCTTACGGATGTTCAAGAGGATAGTTTGGATTGTTCTCATATTTCACCTAAAAGAGTAGGCAGTGTTTCTAATGTTGTTGTTTCCGATAAAGAAAAGAATTTCTATGATTTTATAGATAGTTCTATTCCTGATGATCTGAATTTTGAGGATTATGTGATAGAAGGTAATAACATGACTGTTATATTTCAGTCTGGTATGCTTGCTGGTAGTAATAAAGAATTTGAAGTTAAATACGTTCATAAAGAACGTAAATTCTTGATAACTCCACAAGAAATAGACGGTCAGATTATGCCCAATGACATATATAAGCCTAACCTGGGGGATAAATACGCTGTGTTCGGAATACAGTTGCCGGATGCGTACATTTGCAATAACTCAACGAAAGAAGGTGCAAGCTGGGATATGTTCAGGGAAGCAGCCAAATATCTTTATGAGAATGAAGATCCAAAATTCACATTCAAAGGAGAATTGGATAGCATTTATTCCAAAAAGCGTTGGCTCTCTATTGGTGGCAAAATAAAATTGGGCGGTTACATACTCTTTAAAGATCCGCAATTCATACCAGAAGGTATAAAGATAAGGATTACCAGTATTAAGGAGTATATACACAGACCTTACAGCCCGATTATTGAATTATCCAATACGACTACTGGCGCAACGGTTTCAAGCGAATTAAACAAGATAGAGAGTAACGAGGTTAAAACTGATAACCAATATAAAAACTCTATTCAGTTTACAAAAAGACGTTTCAGGGATGCAAAAGAAACTATTTCAATGTTGAATGACGCTCTTTTGCATTTCTCAGGTTCTATCAGTCCGATTTCGGTACAAACAATGAGTTTGCTTGTTGGCGATGAAAGTTTGCAGTTTCGTTTCGTGAACAACAAAACCAATCCGACACAAGTAGAATATCTCGTTACCTATGACAGCAAAAAGAAAGTGCTTTCGGCTCCAGGTGGAATATTACAGCACATGACTATCGGGATTGATACACTTTCTTCTGGGCATAAAGCCAGTGAGTATAAGTTTTGGGATATTGAAAAATACACTTCTCCAACTTTGACGGAAACCGTAGGGTATTATCTCTATGTGAAGGCTAATAAAAATGGCACTACTGGATCATACGTCTTAAGTAAAAACGCTATCAAGCTGGAAGGTGTAGAGGGTTATTATCATTTCCTTGTAGGTATTCTAAACAGTGAATTTGAAGAGGATCGTTCCTTTGTCGAACTATTCGGATTTACAGAGATACTTCCAGGAAGAATAACTACAGACAGAATCGTTTCAAGCGATGGGCTAAATTTCATGGACTTTGTGAATAACGCTTTTCGTGTAGGAAATTCAGACAGCTATTTTGATTGGAATACCAAAGGAGATAAAAAATTACGTCTGAAAGGCACAATCGTGCAAAGTGAAAGTGGCGATGAAAGCCCTATAGGTTGTTTTCGTGGCGTATATGACAACTCTTATACCTATTATTGGGGTGATGAGGTTATCTATGATGATGGAACTGGCTATTCTATGTATCGTTTTGTATCAAAGAATCCCGTTAAAGGTATTTCTCCAAATAATAGTAACTATTGGATTATTGTAGCCCAAAGAGGTGTGGGTATTTCAAATACAGACGTTCTGTATGCCATATCATCCAGTAATACTACAGCACCAACATCCGGTTGGCAGACAACAGCTCCAGCCTGGAAAGATGGATATTACATTTGGAGTAAAACTAAAGTTGTTTACACGGATGGCGACATAGTATATACAGATGCAGCTTGTATCACAGGTGGCAAGGGAGAAACAGGCAATGGTATAAGTTCAATAATTGAGCAATATTATTTATCATCCTCTGCAACTTCCCTTTTAAATGGTAGCTGGTCTAATTCACGTCCAACTTGGAAAAATGGTTGGTATATATGGACACGATCCGTTATTAATTACACAAACGGCAACAGCATTACTACAGAGGCTATTTGTGTTACTGGAGAAAAAGGAGAAACTGGGGATGATGGTATAAATGGTGATTATTTTGAATATCGGTACGCTGTTAATGGCTCCAGAAGTACACCGCCTTCACTGAGTAAAACGAGCCGTAATCCTTCGGGATGGAGCACAACCGTTCCAACTGTAGGAAACTTGCAATACTTATGGTTTACAGTAGCAAAAATCAATGGTGAAACAAATTCATTGATACAGAACTGGAGTACACCAGCCCGGCAAACTCCGTATGATGGAGTGGATGGTAGAAATGGAGATACTGGTCCGACTATGGTTTATCGTGGTGTCTATGGCAGCTCTAAAGTTTACTATGGTACTTCAAAACGTGTAGATGCAGTAAAATATAACGGACACTATTATGTTGCCAGAGTGGATGCCGGAAATGGCTTTCAAAATCATGTACCTACCGATACTGCTTATTGGAATGATTTCGGTGCTGAGTTTGAGAGTATAGCAACTAATTTGCTATTGGCTGAGGGTGCTAATATCGGAGATTGGTTTATGAGTGGTGGAAAGATTGTTTCTACACTCTTGGATGGTAATAAGATCATTCTTGATGCTTCAATGGCTCGTATATTGATAGAATCCAGCCGTTCTGGTGGTGATTATTCAGAAAGCCAATATCAGGGATCTAAAATTACGATAGATGCGAATAACGGCTTGATTGAAGCCCGAAGTAAAAGCAATAGCCGTGTAGCCTATATGTCGCCTACGGGTATCTTTTGTAATAATGCAGAAACACAAGCTGTTTCGGCTATTTTGGGTTATACGCATAAGGCTTCTATCGTAGGGCTTGGATTTGGTACTGTGAATAAAAGTGATTGGAACAATGAAAACTTTTTAGCTGGCGTATATGGTAGAGCTTCAAACAGTGGCACAGCCCCCGCTTATGGTGGCTTCTTCCAGAATTTGATGGCAGCAGGTCTATTTTTACATAGAAAGGCTATAGAAGAAAGCTCTTCTTCTGTTTATTTGTCTGAAACAGACAGCTTGGTTATTGGATATTCAAGAAACCAGCAAATCGTTTACCTCCCTTCTGATGGTGTGATTGGTAGGACTATATTTTTTAAGCAATGGTGGACAGGATATATGAGAGTTTACCCACGTAGCGGAAATGTGTTGTATGATGATCACACCCAAAATGATTATTATGATATTGGCGAAGGTCAGGGTGCTATATTCCATTTTACAGTGGGGTATGTCAATGGTGTAAAAAAATCAGCATGGTTAGTTAGTAGATATAAATTTTAATATTATGATTGAATATGGCTATATAAACGAAAACGGATCTCTTGTTTCTAAATTTTTAGAGGAATACAGTGAGAAGTTTAAAAATGAAGAAACTGGAGAGATTGAAACGAGAATAGTATCAATCCAGGAGCAACAAACTGAGTTGTCCGCTTTAGGATGGAAACATGTAGAGCTTGTGGATGATACAAAATTACAATGTCCTGAATACTATAGTGTTCGTATTGTACCTTATGACGCTGGAGATAAAATAAGCTATAAATACGAGCAAAGATTTAACGCTAAACTTGTTCGGAATAAGATAGATGAACTGAAAGCCTCTCTTACCAGCAATGACAGCGTTATAGGTGATTATCGTATAACGAAATGTTATGAGGCTTCTTTAATCGGGCTTGATATGCCGTATGATATAGAGAATCTTCACCAACAAAGGCAGAGTGTACGGGATGAAATAAACAAATTGGAAGCCTTAATAGCTTCAAAAATATAATTCTCTGTATTAAATGGTGTATATGTACGCCAAATAAATTATATTTGCAGTTATTAATCAATAACTTAATAAAATATGGATTGGGCAGCATTATTTGCGTGTATAACAGCTTTAGGTACGGGCTGGTTTGCGTATAATCAGTTAAAGCATAATCGGCTTGCTGATATTAAGGCTAAAGAACTTGAAAGACAATTAGAAAGAAAAAGCACTCGCAGAAGTGAAAACTCTGCTCGTGTGTATGGTGAAATTCATAAAGTATTGAATGATCTTTCATGTGATCGTGTGTATATTATACAACCATATCCTTTAGGAGATAATCATTATCTCACAATCTTGTATGAAGTTACCGCTAAAGGGGTTGCCCGTATTAGTGACTTTTGGCAAGATATTAAGATGTCTGAACTTCCAAAGTTTACGGCTTCAATGGCTCGAAATGAACTTATGCTGATACGTGATATTGATAGTTTGGATGGAACACGTGCAAAGGCTATGTTTAGCTCCAATGGAACACAGTCTTTAATCGTTCAAAAATTACATGATACTACCCATGATTGGGTTGGTTCTTTGGCCTGTGATTTTACAGAATCCATCCCTGATGATTTTGATGAGGAAGCAATCAGAAAAAAACTTCATTTTGCAGCCATGCACATTCAGTATATCCTTCCAGAAGTAAAAGAGCGCAAGTTATGAGAGTAACAGAATATCTGAAAGAACTTATCAAAAATGGATCGGGGCACAGTAGCAAGAGTTTTTTTCTTGTTGCCGTTACCTTAATGGGGTGCTTCCTTCTGCTTATTGTCGGTTTTATTTTGGTTTATGAAGTAATCGTAAACAAGTCTATCAAAACCGATCTTATGGGATTATCGGCTTTTGTCGGTGCTATCACTGCTTTGTTTGCTTCGGCTGGAGTAACCAAATGTTTAAGCGAAAAAAATGAAAATAAAAACGTATGAAAGTATTATTAGACAACGGACACGGAGAAAATACACCAGGTAAAAGATCTCCGAAGTGGTCGGACGGATCACAGTTATTTGAGTGGGAATATGCCAGAGAAATTGCCAAAGGCGTATATAACCAATTACGAGCAAAAGGTATAGATGCTGAATTGTTGGTAAAGGAAAATATAGACGTACCTTTGGCAGAAAGAGCCAGAAGAGCAAACGAGATAGCAGCCCGATACGGTAAGACAAAAACGCTTCTTGTTTCTATTCATTGTAACGCTTCTGGAACTGGCAAGGGTACAGGATGGGAAATACATACCAGTCCTGGAAAAACAAAAGCTGATGATTTGGCGCAAGTTTTCTGGGATATGGCTAATAGAATGTTTGGAGGAACTTGGAAAATTAGAGGTGATTGGTCGGATGGGGATGGAGATTGGGAAAATAATTTCTACATTCTCAAAAAGACTTCATGCCCGGCTGTTTTAACGGAAAACTTCTTTATGGATAATGAAACAGATTGCAAGTTTCTACTATCTCCAGAAGGAAAGGCTCAAATTATCCAGTTGCACGTTGATTCAATCCTTAAATATATAGAAGATTATGCGTAAATTTTTATTTATTGCGCTTGTTTTACTCGTAGGAACAAATATCTTTCTGTTTAAACGATTGGATAGCGTAAAGAAAGAACGTAATCGCTTGGATAGTAATCAAGCAGCATTACTTTCAGATGTGGAACACTACAAAACAGAAGCAGGGAAAAACGCTACTTCTGTTTTAAGGCTGGAACTGACGAAAAATGAGCTGGAGAAGAAAAACAAGGATCTTACCAAAACAGTAGATGATTTGAATATAAAGCTCAAACGCATTCAGGCAGCTACAACAACAGCCACTAAAACGGAAATAGAAATAAAAACAAAAGTACGTGATAGCATAGTGTATCGCAACGAGCTTGATACTCTTTTAAATTTTCGATGGCGTGATTCTTGGATAGATTTAAGGGGAACTATTGATAAAGGAGTATTATCCGCTAAGATAGAAAGTGCCGATACATTACACCATATCATACACAAGATACCGAAAAAGTTTCTTTTCTTCCGATTTGGGGTGAAGGCTATAAAGATGGATGTTGTAAATTCAAATCCACACAACAAAATTACATATACTGAATATATAGAGCTAAAAAAATAGCTTTTGTAGAATACTTTTTTCATTTCAGAACGTGCATACTGAGAAGTACGCACGTTTTTTGTATCTTTGCAGTGCCGAATTTATATCGGTGTTGCATTAGTGAAAACCTCGCTTCTTTTTGTAGAAGTGGGGTTTTCCATTTTCTTTGTAGAAAGCCTAATTATCATACTATTTCTACAAATATTCTACAAAAATCACAATATCCGTTGTAATCCACTGATTATTAGAGTTAGAACAAGACTTTCCTAAACATTAGATAGGGGTTCGATTCCCCTCCGGGGTACCACACAGGCCGAAACATACTTCACTTGCCCCCTTTTATCCCCCTTTATGGACAATTATTATCCTATTATCGGAAAATATGTACCCCTGTTTTCGGAATACACCCTGTATCTTTGACCTCGAAATACAACTCATTCTAATCTTAAATTACATTTTATGAACACACGTTTTCTAATGACACTCTGCTGCTGCCTGTTGCCCTTCACCCTCAAAGGAGCAGGCAAAGAAGACATGAAATGGTTTACCGATGCCAAATTCGGGATGTTTATCCACTGGGGGCTTTATTCACAAACTGCCGGTGACTGGAAGGGACACCCCACAAAAGGCGGCGAACACTTTATGCTGTATGAACGGATACCGGTCAAAGAATATGCTTTAATTGCCAATGACTTCAACCCGACCGAGTTCAACGCCCGAAAATGGGTAAAGACTGCCAAAGAAGCCGGCATGAAATATATCGTCATCACCTCCAAGCACCATGACGGATTTGCCATGTATCACTCGGCATGCAGCGATTACAACATCGTTACCCGTACCCCGTTTGCACGCGACCCGATGAAAGAACTGGCCGACGAATGCCGTAAGCAAGGACTGAAATTCGGTTTCTATTATTCCCTGGGAAGAGACTGGGAAGACCCTGATGTTCCCACCAACTGGCCGACCAAAGCCGGCAGAAGCAATACGTGGGATTTTCCCGATGAGGACAATAAGAACCTTCAGGCATACATCGACCGCAAGGTGCTGCCGCAATTAACCGAACTGCTGACCAATTACGGAGAAATCGCCATGATGTGGTTCGACACTCCCGAAATGGTAACCAAAGAGCAAAGCCGTTCCATCCGCCGGCTCATTGAGCGCCTGCAACCGCATTGCCTCATCAACAGCCGCATCGGAAACGGTCTGGGTGACTACCGCATCATAGAGCAGAAATTAATGAACGAGATAGACCCGAAACCTTGGGAAGCATGCCTCACCATGGGTGCCAACTGGGGATACAACAAATATGATACTGTCTACAAGAAACCCGACATGATGATTCGCAATCTGACAGACGTGGTCAGCAAAGGAGGAAATCTGTTGCTGAACATCGGTCCCAACCCCCAAGGCAGTTTCCCGCAGCAAACCGAACCCGGACTCAACGCTTTCCGCCAATGGATAAAGACAAACGGGGAAGCCATCTACGGCACTTCGCCCTGGCATACTTACGGTGAGACCTCGCCCCTTGCCCACGGAAAAAGAGAAGAGGTAAAAGAAGGGTTCCACGATGCCGTGTTCGATGGTACACCCGTCAATGCCATTCCCGATTTCAGATATACTGCCAAAGGCAACCATGTCTACGTTATCGTACGCCACGTGCCTGCCGGTGAGTTTACACTCCGTGCCTTCAAAGGCTACACCGACCGCATCAAGCGCATCACATTGCTCGACAACAAGAAAACCGTCGAATGGAAGCCGACCGAAGAAGGATTACGAATCTGCCATATCCGGCGCTCTTCCGATGCTTTCCCTGTCTATGTGTTGCAGGTAGAAATGCAAGCAGAATAAATACTCTCTTTTACATAAAATCTCTTTTGCCGGTCCTTACTGCTTATCCTACACGTTCAGTGATAAAAAGCAAGAACCGGCTTTAAGCATTCCCCACCCTATGAATAAGCCTTTCACACCCTAAACACAGGTCTTTCCTTCCTTACATATATTACAGTCCGCCGTAACAGACCGTACAGTCCACTGCAACAGACTGTACGGTCCATTATGGAAGACTGTACAGTCTACTATGGAAGACCGTAATAACCGACAGGAGGAAAAGCCATAACCGGCAGGAGGAAAGGAGGTAATATACAGAAAGAAAGGACATAAAGGAGAGGAGAAAGAAGAGTACTCCCGCAAGCGGTGGAAACGGGCAAAAAACACAAAAAAATAAGGGAGAATGCTAAAACACCGAGACACTGTCCTGTTATACAGAGCAACAGTAGTCAGAGGTTTGGCACACTCCCTTATCAATCATCCTTCCGGACGAAAGACAGAACGGATTATTATTTAATCACGCCCAATTCCTTACCCACCTTGATAAATGCAGCAATCGCTTTATCCAGATGTTCACGTTCGTGACCGGCAGACAGCTGAACACGGATACGAGCCTGACCTTTCGGCACAACCGGATAATAGAAACCGGTTACATAAATGCCTTCTTCCTGCATCTTGGCAGCGAAGTCCTGAGACAGTTTTGCATCATACAGCATCACTGCACAGATAGCGCTCTGAGTCGGCTTGATATCGAAACCGGCAGCCAGCATCTTGTCGCGGAAATAAGTTACATTGTCCATCAACTTAGTATGCAGTGCATCGCTTTCTTTCAACATCTTGAACATTTCAAGGCTGGCGCCCACGATGGCAGGAGCAACCGAGTTAGAGAACAGATACGGACGAGAACGCTGACGCAGCATGTCGATGATTTCTTTTCTACCTGTAGTGAAACCACCCATAGCACCGCCGAATGCCTTACCCAATGTACCGGTAAAGATATCCACACGTCCGTAAACATCATATTGTTCAGCCACACCATGACCGGTCGGACCCACTACACCGGCAGAATGCGATTCGTCTACCATTACCAACGCATCGTATTTTTCTGCCAATTCGCAAATCTTATCCATCGGAGCCACATTACCGTCCATAGAGAACACACCGTCAGTAGCAATGATACGGTGGCGTTGAGCTTGAGCTTCCTGCAGGCAGCGTTCCAAGTCAGCCATGTCTGCATTGGCATAACGATAACGTTTTGCCTTACACAGACGCACCCCGTCAATGATAGAAGCGTGGTTCAATGCATCGGAAATGATTGCATCCTCGTCGGTCAGCAGCGGTTCGAACAAACCACCGTTTGCATCAAAGCAGGCAGCATATAATATTGTATCTTCGGTCTTGAAATAATCAGAGATAGCAGCTTCCAGTTGTTTGTGCAAGTCCTGGGTTCCACAAATGAAACGTACAGACGACATACCAAAGCCATGAGAGTCCATTGCGTCTTTTGCTGCTTGGATCAAACGCTGGTTGTTTGACAATCCTAAGTAGTTGTTCGCGCAGAAGTTCAATACTTCTTCTCCTGCATTTACTTTGATATCAGCCTTTTGGGGAGTTGTAATGATACGTTCGTTTTTATACAATCCGGCTTCTTTGATGCCAGCCAGTTCCTTCGTGAGGAACTCTTTCATTTTACCATACATAGCTTTGATTTTTATTAAGTATTAAAGATTAAGTTCAGATATTTCTCTTCGACGGACAAAGTTCTTATTTTTTTTTGAATTTCTGCAAAAATATAGAGAAAACTTTGATAAAATCTGAATGCTTCTGCCTATCTTTGCTCTCAAATAGCAAACTAACGTATTATAATTTCACTATGAAAAATGTATTGATTATCGGCTCTACCGGTCAGATTGGCTCAGAGCTAACAATGAAATTAAGAAGTATTTATAATGGTAACATCGTAGCGGGATACATCCCCGGTGCAGAACCCAAAGGCGAACTGGCAGAATCAGGTCCGTCTGCTATCGTTGATATCACAAACGAACAGCAGATTGCCGAAACTGTTTCAAAGTATCATATTGATACCATCTACAACCTGGCAGCTTTGCTGTCGGCAGTAGCAGAAGCCAAACCGCAGCTTGCATGGAAAATCGGTATGGGCGGTCTGTTCAATGTACTTGAAGTAGCCCGCACCATGAAGTGCGCCGTATTTACTCCGAGTTCTATCGGTGTATTCGGCAACAACACTCCGAAGGACAAGACTCCGCAGGACACTATCCGCAATCCGCGCACCATGTACGGTGTAACCAAGGTTTCCGGCGAGTTGCTGAGTGACTACTACAACATCCGTTTCGGTGTCGACACCCGTTCCGTACGTTTCCCGGGATTGATTTCTTACGTGACTCCTCCGGGCGGCGGTACAACCGACTATGCTGTAGATATTTATTATTCGGCAGCCAAAGGTGAAAAGTTCGTTTGTCCTATCGGCAAAGGTACTTACATGGATATGATGTATATGCCGGATGCTTTACGCGCCGCCATCGAAATCATGGAAGCAGACCCGAGCAAGTTCGTTCACCGCAACTCATTCAACATTGCTTCAATGAGCTTCGATCCTGAAATCATCTTCAACAAGATTAAGGAATACGAACCTAACTTCGAAATGGAATACCAGGTAGACCCATTGCGTCAGGCTATCGCCGAATCATGGCCTAACTCACTGGACGACACTTGTGCCCGCGAAGAATGGGGCTGGAAACCTGAATACGACTTGGATACCATGACCAAAGACATGCTTGCCAAGTTGAAAGAACGTTTCAAGAAATAA